TGTAAAGTAATTGAATAACCCGTTCCACTTGTTTGAAAATTGGTTATAGTACGAGGAGCTCCATTAGCTATCATAGTTTGACCTATATAATTACTAAGTTCAGGAAGTAAACTTGAATAATTAACCGAGTCTACATCTATATTAAAAGTTGTATCAACGCCTGCTTGTCTACCACTTAACATTCCTGTTAATGTATAATCAAATGTTGGCCTACCACCTCCTGTATCACTATCATCACCTGATGTGTCTTCATTCTCAGTTGTTGATGTGTCGTCATTGTCAGTTCCTGTAACTGTAGTCGTAGATGAGTTTAAAATCCAAGCATAACCATTCCATGTCCATTGACCTTCAGAACTTACAGCTCCTATTCTAAAGTTTCCAAACATAGGATTGTATCCACTAGGTGGATTTGTTGGTCGTGGCTCTGTAGAAGTCGTCTCTTGTTCAGAATTATATTGGCAACTACCATCATCTTGAGTAGCATTAGGATTATAATTAGTAGCAGTAGGATCTGTACATCCATATATTACTTCCGTTTCATTTGTCACTTCTTCTTCACCAGTATCATCGCTGACACCAGTTATCTGTACAGATTCTTGAGATACTGCTTCTCCAGCAGAATTAATTACCGTTAGAGTAACATTATAATTACCATTGTCATAAAATTTATGTTTTGGATTTCTTTCCGTAGATGTATTACCATCTCCAAAATTCCAAAGAACACTATCTGCTCCACTAGAGGTATCTGTAAATTGAACCTCTACGAATGGGTATACAGATTCAAATTCACCACCTGAATCTTGTTGTCCTTGTTGTGTATTTCCTGCTCCCATTTTAAACTCCTATACTATTTGATACTGAAAACTAGATGTAGGTAAGTTGACAGTAGTTTCATTGTTTTCTTGATTGTTAATAATTTCATATGTAAATGAGGATTGTATATTTATAGAATCTGATTGTATATCTATAGAATCTTCTAATTTAGAAGATACAGTTAAAGGTTTACCGATATATCCTCGAGCATTTAATAATTCAGAACGACTTATTATTTCTACTTTACATTTCGCACCTTCTCCACTATTAGAAACTATCTGAGGAAGAATTTGCCCATCAATTCTTGTCATATGATTTAACCAATATTGTGTGTTCTGTCTAAACATAGGTAAGGTATCATTATAATCAGGTTCTACTATATTTGGATTAAATGTAGCACAAATAAAATACCACTCATCCAAATCATCAGTAGATATTTGTGGAAATGCTTTATGAATTTGAGGTTGAGAAGTTACATTAGTACCAAAACTTCTATGGTCAAATCTATTTATCCCTTGTGTTCCAAAGTTATTATCTCTTATACGATACATCCTATTACCACCACTCATAGTGGTATTAGTCCAATCACGAACCACTAATCTAATGTATCTGTAATTTTTTCCTTCATATTCATTTACTTTAGTGTCTAATCTAAATCCATACGAATCACCAGATTCTTGTGAATTACTGTTTAATGGGTTACCAAAGTTAAAAAGAGTTCCTTCTGATGTTTTACTAAGAAACTTAACCCACATTGTTATTGTAAAGCCATCCTCTAAAAAACTTGGCTTGCCAGTATCAGAATTTATTTTTTGAAATTCTAACTCATTATTATTTGGCGACCTTAATATTATTGCTTGATTTGGTTTTCTTATTCTAAGAAATCCTTCTGATATATTTTCATATTCAGGTCTAGTATCTTCTAAAGTATCAATAACATTATCTACATCACCAAGATAAGTGTTAAGTTTATTTCTCATAGACTCAAGGGTTTTACCTTGATTATTAGTGTTACCTTCTGCTTGATTATCTAGTCTAGTTATATAAGCATTTCTTTGATTTTCATAACTAATACGAGATTGTTCATCCGATTCAAAATTTGTTGCTACTTCACCAACACCATCCCCATCAACATCATCAAAAGCTGGTTTTGGTCCTATCAATTCATTAAACTGATTAAAGAAACTATTTATTGTATCTTGACGAGTTGTTTGATTTGGAAGTAATTCAAATATATTTGTATCTAATACTTCACGAGCTTTTTCAGGATTTATTCTACTAGCTGTTTTTGGTTTTGTTAATTGACTTAGATTTAATACATCTGTAAAAGTATCTCCTACTTTATTAGCAATCTCTATTTGATAACCAACTGTTCCATGTACAAAATTAATTTTATATTTAGTAACTTCTTGACCATCTGTTATTGGTCCCGGTACTGATTCCAAATAAAATAAACCTTCTAAATTAATAATATTGTTATCAAATATGTATTGACATATTTGTTCAAATGTATCTCCTTGTAAATCTTTTCTACTTTCTAAAGTGTTTCTATCTTTTTTATAAAATACAAGTGGCTCATCTTCACCACGACCTGTTTGTTTTATTCCATCACGAATTGTTGTCTGTAAAGAAAGAAGTTCGGAATCGGAAAGTGTGTTTGATTGAAACCATAGTTTATAAAATATATCACTAACTCTTTCACGAGTTTCTTTTATATCCTCATCTCCAATTTTTTTAAAGATAATTTCATCTGGTTTTAATTCATGACCAATACCAAGAACCCCAACACCAATCATTAGAGTTCCATCTTCATGTCTGTGGTAAGGTCCTATATATTGCTCTTCAACATTTGATTGGAAGAAAAACCTATCGTCTGCTGTTGCTTGTAAGTTTACTTCTACGATAGGATTTACGACAGTAGATTCTGTTCCTCCAGCTTCTCCTTGAGCTTCTCCTTGACTAGTGTTTCCGTAAGCCATTTTATGTCCTTAATATAAATTCAAAGTCGTTGTCGTATATTATTTCCTGACCATCATCATGGTTGACCTTAATCAATATCTTGTAAGCACGATTAGGCTCAAAGGCATTTAGGTCTTGTTTAAAATAATTAGAAGTAGTGTCACAACTCATTGTTGTATAGGCACTAAATGGTACAACTGATTCGTTTGTTGCCATATCTATAATAGAGTAAGAACCTGAACCATGTGGTATAAAACTACCACTAACGGTTTGAACCGATGTTGTAAATGACTTTTGTATGTATCTTTTACGAGCACCAAATCTAAATTTTATGGTTTCATTTTCTTTATACGCTTCTCGTAAGTGTATAGGGTATAGGTAGTTCTCACTATTACCAGAAACATCCAAGGTAGTCAAACTACCCGTATTAGAACCTGTTGCCGGTAAATGGTCATCCCATTTTAATTCTATCTTAGGAGAGTATATTGTATTGGTTTGTCTTGAGAAAAATTTAATATCTTCAAAACTACCACTTGATTGTTCTCTACTACCAGATAGTCTTATCAATAATCCATAGTTTGTATTTGTTTCATCAAACCACTTATTAGCTATAGTAGTTATATCCATATTAATATCAGGTGATTCAGATGAAAAGGATTGACTTACTTCGTCACCGGCAATATAAGTTCCACCAGGTGTTGTCCATGTTATTTCAGAAGCACCTTCTCTGTTTTTTCTATACAACCAACTACAACCATCTGTTGTATGTGGCGTGTCTAATTCTTTACCTACACCCTCATCCCATTCTTGACTTAATGGGTAAGCAGCTACTTTATATTCTTCAGTTAATCCACTTGTACCTTCTGTTTCATATAATCGTAAATTAAGTTTATAGTCATGAGGTAATACGGATGAACTAATATAATTTTCTATTTCATTAGTATCAAATTGAAGTAATACACGAGTTGGATGAGAAAATGTTCTGTCAAAGAATACCTTCTTTAGTTCAAGAATTTCATCTTGTCCGGTGTTCTTATCTTTAAAGTCTTCACCTGTAGTTTGATTTGAACCACTATTGATAAAGGTATCTTTGGTTGTAAAAAAATATCTATGCATTATATTACCTTCCCATAAATGTCTTGGTTTGGATTTCGTAATTCAAATACAGAAGAAGAAAGTGATGGTCTATATATACCATCTCGTAGGGCATTATCAAAATTATACTTAAAGCCGTAGTTACTATCAGTTCCAATAACTTCACCATCCCCCTTATAGTAGTATAACTTTCTACCACTAGCATATTTATTATTTCCATCTTGAAATAGTTTTAATTCCTTAATACCAATTACACCTTCTAACCCTAAAATATTATATTGTAAATCGTTCATATTAATTGCTTGTCCAAACTGCATCTTTTCTATTTTAAAGAAATCTTTAATTACTTGAATTACATTTAATTTAACTTCGGTAGGATTTGACCTTCTATCATAATTAACAACAAAACGAACTCCAAAGTTAACTACATAACCAGAAAACAATGTATCATTAAGAGTAAATCCAAACCCAACTTGGTCATTTATCATTCTATAATGATTAATATAAGTTCCTATGTTTTGTAAAACAAGTTGTGGTGTTTGTACAAGTTGTTTATTTTGATTATAAGAAAGGGTGTGGACTAAAAGAGCACCACCATCTAATCTCTCTACAACACATTTAGCAATACTACCAAATTTTTGTGGAAGAGATAATATTCTTGATTGATAATCTTCCTTAGTAACACATCTCATTTGAGAAGCAAAAAACGAACTAGCATTATTTCTTATTTCTTCAACAGTCTGTCCATCTGTTCCACCAGAACTTGCATCTTCATTAGTTACAGTTATAGTTACACCCGCTGGAGGATTATTTATACTTGTCAATTCACCAGCCTGAATGTTTGATTCAGAACCACCACCTATTCTATATGTAAAAGTTAATATAGTGTTTGATGGAGTTTCACCTAAATTTGGGTTATTGCCTGTAACTACTCCTATAGCACTTGGTACATCAGCAAGGTTAGTTCCATTAATGGTCACACCAGCTTGTTCAACTGGATCTACATTTGAACCTGAATTACTAAATCTAAATAATCCATTACCAAATTGAGTTTTATATGTTTGACTATCTTCATCAAATCTAGTTGTAAATTTTTTAGTAGACTTAATATATTCAGCAACATATGGAATAGGTATTGATGATGTAGTGCCACTAGCATCACCTTGATCATAAGCACTTGTTCTTGTCGGGTCGTCTGTATAATGAGTTTGTTTTAGTATCTTATCTTGTGCTAAATAATCTACTTCATACCATTCTTGACCAGCTCCGTCTATACAACTTGTTATTTCAATCACATCATCTTCACCCAAATCTAATTCTAAAAATTTAGTAGGAGATGTAATATTAAAAGTTTTAGTTTTTGTTTTACCGGATATTGCCCTTGCAAATCTAGTTAAGGTATAAGAACTGGCTTCTCCGTTACTATCAAGTATCGGAGCACTTACAATAGGATCTCCTGAACCACTCGATGTGAAATCTATTTCATCGGTTGTTTCAAAAACTATCTCAGAATCTACATTTGAAGCAATCTGTAATCCACTATCTATTGAAGATGGAGCTTCACCATATACTGGTTGACCAGTTGTCCCATCAGCACTTATAGAAGTCTCTACTTTTAACTTAACAACAGATGGTGTTTTGTTTGCAGTTTTATATCCAAGAAATTCAGATAGTCTACGAACATTTCTTTTCTCTGTTGCTGTAGCCAACAGATTCTCTTTGTAGTTATAATCAATATAATATGAGAGTACATCACCGACATAACTTGATAGTTCTATTAACATCATACCAGGTGATGTTTCATTAAAATCTTTATATGTATCGGGAAAATAAGATTTAGTATACTCAATTAAATCTTTTTTTATTGTACTAAAATCTTTACTTGTATATTGTACATTAGTTGGTTTTAATTTTTGTTTTTCTTTATACGCCATTAGTATGCTCCATTACTTGTCGAACTGCCAGCTCCGACACCCTCAAATGTAACTTGAACACTTTCTAAATTATTTGGTGCTCTTCTTATGTTAAAATCTATATTAATATTTACTTGATTTAAATCATCTTTACGATTCACATTAATGTTTCTTAAATCTACAAAAGGTAACCATCTACTGAATACATCTACTATATTGTTTTCTATTTGTATTGTAATATCTTCAGTTAATGGCTCAAAGATAAGTGACCTTAAATCCATACCTAAGTTTGGTTGGAATACTCTTTCACCTCTGTGAGTTTGTAAAAGAAGCCTGATGTTATTCTTTATGGATTCAACAGTAGTTTTTGTTGATTTGAAATACCCATCACCACCACCAACTCTACCTAGTGGAAACTCTATTCCCACAGAGACTCTTTTATCTTGGTCTTCTACAAATCTATCTTTTCTTCTATCGAGTGTTGCCATTACGCT